TAATCAATTATTATTGAATTAAAAGGAGTGTGGTACATATGACAAAGAGTGAATACAGAAAAGAACTATACAGTGAATTGCACAAAATATTCAATGAGCATATAGAAGAAGCTGATAGAAGACAACCGTATGCAAGAAATGATTTAGACAAAGGAAAATGGGTGGGAATCAGAACAGAAGCTAAACGAATGAAACAAATATTAATAGAAAAAGAATAGGAGGTACGAAAGAATGAGCAGAAGCAATTACAAAGTACCATTTTGGGTAAAGAAGAAAATGGAGAATGAACTATATCAGTATTGGGACAATAAGAAAGAATTAAAAGAATTGCAACAAGATATACTAGATGAATCTCCAGCTCCAGCAGATGGACAACCAAGAGGGAACATGACAAGTAATCCAACGGAGCAAAAGGCAATAAGGTTAAGGACAAGCAGAACTATATTAGCAGTAGAGCGAAGATTAAAGTATGTAGAAAATGCCATAGCAAGATTAAATCCAGAAGAGCAAGAAGTATTTGAAATAATATTTAAAGAAAAGCATAATCAGAAAATGGCAGAGACATATAGATATGTTACAAAACATACATACTACACTGTTTATAATAAAATAATATACTTTACTGCATTAGAGTTTGGAGAAATTTAATAATGTCAGAAAAAAAGCGGAAAAAAACACTATAAAAATGTGTTATTATGGAACTAGTGAAAAGTGGATTAGCATCACTGAGCTTTTACTCTTTTGGCAATGTTAGCTGCAAATTATAAAGAGCGGTTTATATATTGACGTCACGAAATATATCGGTTTAGTAGTCCATCGTGAAGAAAGACTGCAAATCTAGGTTACAGGGTAATTAAGTCAATTCTAATAAAGACTTCCCTAGTAAAGAGAAAAAGAAATATCTTTTGCGGAGCTATGTTCTCAGAGCATGGCTCTATTTTTCTAATATGTGTAAATAGTATGCAGAGAACTAGTAACTAGTATAGGCAATATGCCACTAATGAGGGGTTAGGACTAGTTGCATTCCTTTCTTAGTTCTTTGCATAGTGTTTATATAGAAAGAGGTAAGCATATGAGAAAATGGACTAAACAATCAGCAGAAGAATATATAAAGAAAGCAAAAGAAAAAGGACTAACATATTGGAGTGCTATGGACTATTTAAAACATCATAAAACAATGCATTCTATTATTTAGGAGGAATGTATGATAGAAACAAGTCTAGTAAAACAAGACAAGATGAATGCAAAACAATATGAGTATGATCAATATCTATTAATACAGAAATATAAGGAATTACACTGCAGCAAATGTAAAAACAAAGGTACAGATTTGTGTTGTATTACCATAACTATTGATAATAAGGTTAAGTGTGTTGAATATGAAAGTTGCAATAAATGATATAAAACATATTGATAAATTAAAAGGAAAAGAACTGATATATGTATTTGATAAAGAACCATTAGAAGAATTAATAAAAACGAACTTACATTGTATTCATAAAGACTATGCAGAAGAAGTAGATATAAATTTAACAGATTACGATATTTCTTGTATAAAGAAATGCAAAATAACAGATGACTTAACTATACCTTCAAAAATAGATTACAAGTTCGCAATAATAGTACCAAATTGCAATAATGACCATGGAAATTATAATGGAAAAACATTTTTAAGAAATTGCATAGAAAGCATTTTAAATCAAACATATAAAGATTTCAATTTAATAATAGTAGATGATATGAGTACAGACACATCTGTAGAAACTATAAGAAGTTATAAAGATAAAAGAATACACTTAATACAGAATAAAAGAAAAAGATATAATGGCGGAAGTAGAAATGTAGGAATTGAATATGCGATAGATAATTTAGAATTTGACTATTTCGCTTTTTTAGATTCTGATGACTGGTGGAAAGATGAGAATGTACTAAAAACAATAAACGATAACTTATATGACCATGAGCTAATGCTAATAGGATTAGAATGTATAGACACAAAAGGAGTATTTTTAACAAAGATACATGAATATAAGGATTATAAAGATTTCTTCCTAAGCGATAATAAAGTATGGTGTACTGCATGGGCAAGAATAATAAGAAAAGATAAAATAGTATATTTCTGTGAAGATACTTTAATGGAAGATAGAGTATGGAGCTATAGACAAGCTGATAATGTGGATTTTAGTAAGGTAAAGAATTTGAAAAAAGTATGCTATGTATGGAATAGAACAAATACTAATAATTCAGTAAGTTTAGTAAGAAATGGTATATGGAATGCAAGTGCATATTGTCACATAGGACATCAATTACAATTAATAGAAAATTTAAAGCACAAAGAAATGGTGCCAATATTACAAGAAAGAATAAAGACTTGCATAAGCAAGGTAAATAAAAATATGTATGAACAATATTAGGAGGAAAGAACAATGGTAAAATGTGAAGTAATAGAAGAATTCACTTTAGAAAAGTTTGATGAATTAAAAAACATAGTAAGAAAGAGCAAGGATGAAAAAGGAAGATTATTTGTTGGAGATACTTTCGAATGTGATGAGAACATGGCGAAATATTTAACGGGAGATAATCCACTAAATAAAGTAGTTGTAAAAGTAATTGAAGTAATACCAGAAGAAACAAAGGCAGAAGAGAAACCTGCAGTAAAGAAAGTTACTAAAAGAACTACTAAAAAGAAAGAAGAAACATAGATGAAAGAAACAACAGTATTAAACAGAATAAGCAATTTGGTGGATCATATAAATTATAAGTCACTTTATGTGGAAATAAAAACAGAGAATGATAGGTATGTTTTAGAAAGAGAAAATAATGTAAAAGTGATAGGTTTTAAGGGAGAAAGTAGTAATAGCAAAACGAAATGTAGGTGAGTGAGGTGGCAAAATATGACTGGAAGCAGTTAGAAAAAGAATATATATTAAGTGAGTATAAATCGGTAAGTGCTTTTTTAAAAGATAAAGGAATAAGCATAACCAATGGTAGCACGAAAAAGGCTGTTATTGGATGGAAAGGAAAAAAAGCACAAAAAGAGCACGAAAAAAGCACGAAAACAATAGAAAAAACTATAGAAAAAGAAAGCGAAAAAGAAGCACAGCAAATAGTAGATTTGAAATCCATTGCAAATGATTTGGCACTTAAGGTAATAGAAGCACAAAAAGAATTAAATATGCATTTAGCTAAAAACACTACCAAGACGAAAAAGGTTAAATATGATTATGAGTGTAAAAAGCCTAAAGAAGAAATTATAGAAGAAAAAGAAAAGATAGTTTCTTACATAGACATAATAGACCGAAAAGGGCTAAAAGAATTAACATCTGCATTGAAGGATTTAAATGATATCATAAATAATAAACAAGGCGATAATAATTCAACTCAATCACTTGCAGAAGCAATACAAAAAGCATATGAAAGTAAAGTAGGTGGTAATTGATGCTATCTACGGAAGCAATATTATATTATAAAGACAAACCAATAGAATTTACGAAGGATATTATAGGAGCAACTCCAGATGATAACCAAGCAGACATTTTAAATAGAGTTGCAAACAATAGAATGACATCTATAAGGTCAGGACATGGTATAGGAAAGTCAGCGAGTTTAAGCTGGCTTATTATTTGGTTTATGTGTACGAGACCATTTCCTAAAATACCATGTACAGCACCAACTAAACATCAATTATATGATATTTTATGGGCAGAAATAGCAAAGTGGCTCAATCCTACATTAAGAACAGCAATAGAGTGGACGCAAGAAAAACTATACATGAAAGCTTATCCAGAGAATTGGTTTGCAGTGCCAAGAACAGCAACATTGCCAGATGCATTACAAGGGTTTCACGCAGACCATTTATTATATATTATAGATGAAGCATCACGGAGTAAAAGATGTAGTATTTGAACCAGTTTTAGGTTCATTGTCAACACAAGATGCAAGATTAGTAATGATGGGAAATCCAACACAATTAAGTGGATTTTTTTTTGACAGTCACAACAAGAATAGAGATAAGTATAGCACTTCAAAAGTATCTGGAGAAAATTCACAAAGAGTTTCAAGACAATTTATTCAAGATATTATAGACATGTATGGGCTAGATAGTGATGTATACAGAATAAGAGTTGATGGAGAGTTTCCAAAAGCAGTACCAGATAGTTTTATACAATTAGAATGGGTAGAAAATTGCAGCAGAAAGATACCAACAAGAACATATCCAACTTTAAGAATAGACATAGGTGTAGATGTTGCTAGATATGGAGATGACGAAACAGTAATAAATATTTTATATGATAAAAAATATCAACAAAAGCATAAAGTATTAAATCATGACGACACAATGCAAGTAACAGGAAATATAGTTCAAATAGTAGAAGGGCTAAGACAACAATACATAGGAATACCAATACATATAAAAATAGACTGTGATGGTTTAGGCGTAGGCGTTTATGACAGACTACGAGAAATAAAACAGCAAAAAGGTTGGGCAACAGTTAAGCTATATGAATGTCATTTTGGCGGAGCTGGCGGAAAAAACAAAGAAAATGAGCCAGTAAAATTCAGTAATTCTACAGGACTAATGTGGGGATTGTTAAGAGAAAAATTAAAGAATAATGAAATAGAATTAGTATATGATGACAAACAAATAGCTCAATTAAGTAATAGAAAATATAGGATAAATTCAGAAGGCGAAATAGAATTAGAGCGAAAAGAAGAAATGAAAAAAAGAGGACTAACTTCTCCAGACCGTGGAGATGCA